CAACAAAAGCTGAACAATCAGATTTATCAACAACAAATAAAAATGTAACAACTGCCCAAGAAACAGCGAATAAAGCTGAAAGTGAAGCCAAAAATGCAATGGCAAAGGCTACCGAAGCCCAAGCGAACAGTTTACCACTTAATAGCAATGCAGTTAGTGCAAGTAAATTGGCTACAGCTAGAAAACTTGGGGTAAATCTTCAATCTTCATCACCGAAAGATTTTGACGGTTCTTCTGATGTAACTGATATTGGAGTTACGGGTGTGCTTCCTATTGCTAACGGTGGTACTTCAACAAGTGACGGAGTTATAAACACAATTGCCTATGCCAACAGCGCAGACGGAACGGACGATTTCACCACTGTTTATCCTAACTTGAACTTGATAGACGGTACTAAAGATTTTAGTGGTCAGTGGATATATTCAGAACTTTCGACTGATGACGGAACATATAAAGGCTTGACGGTTAAAAAACGAACAGATGCATGGGGCGGTATTTTTAAAATATTTACAGTTTCCAAAAATTCCGATTACACATTTTCTAGTTTTGTTAAAGGGGCTGGTGTAGGCACTAAATTTGTAAGAGTTGTAATTATTAATGGGGTAGAAAAGCATAGCCTAGAAAAAACTTGGGATTCTGCTTTTAGTTGGACAAGAGATTCAATTACTTTTTCAACTAAAGATATAAAAGTAGGCGATCAAATCGCTATAAGCTATAATATTTCAGCACTTGGTACAAATCCAGCAATATGGACTGCTGGTCATAAGTGGGAAGAGAGTTCAACCGCTACTCCATACATGCCCTCAGCTAGAGAAGTCACGGTTGCAGACTATCCGAAGTATGTAGGTTTTAGTAATAGCATTAAACCTAATAAGAAAAGTTCTGATTACAATTGGTTACCAATGGGGCTAGTATCAATTGATAGGGCAACTGGCTTACTTAAGCCTGCGGTCATGGGTATAGATTATGCTCAAGCTCACCCAGTTGGCTCGGTAGTCACAAATACTTCAAGTTCATCATCAGGGTATTCTACAGGAAAATGGGAAAATATCGGTTCAGCAGTAATTGGTTCAACAACAATATATTATTGGAAACGCACTGCATAAAAAATAAAAAGGAAAATAAAAAATGAAATTAGATTATAACTCACGCGAGATTTTCTTCGGTAATGAAGCTCTAATCGTAGCTGATATGGCTAAGGGAAGTAGCGGAAAACCAGAGTTCACTAACCATAAAATTGTAACTGGTTTAGTATCAGTTGGCGAAATGGAAGACCAAGCGGAAACTAATAGCTATCCAGCTGATGACGTACCAGACCATGGAGTTAAAAAAGGCGCTACCTTACTTCAAGGCGAAATGGTATTCATTCAAACAGACCAAGCGCTTAAAGAAGACATTTTAGGTCAACAAAGAACAGCAAATGGCTTGGGTTGGTCTCCTACTGGTAATTGGAAACCGAAATGCGTTCAGTATCTTATTAAAGGGCGCAAACGTGATAAAGTTACAGGAGAGTTTATTGACGGTTACCGTGTAGTCGTTTATCCAAATTTGAGACCAACAGCAGAAGCAACAAAAGAATCAGAAACAGATTCAGTAGACGGTGTAGACCCTATCCAATGGACTTTGGCAGTACAAGCGACTGAATCAGATATTTATTTGAATGGCGATAAAAAAGTACCTGCTATTGAGTACGAAATTTGGGGAGACCAAGCAAAAGACTTCGCTAAGAAAATGGAAGCCGGCTTGTTCATCATGCAACCTGACACAGTTCTAGCTGGTGGATATGAAGATGTTACCGCAGGCTAAAAAATAACTAAGTAAAGGAATATAAAACAAAATGGCAAAACAATTAAGCACAGCACGTAAATTTAAAATGATTACAGGTAAAGACCTTTTTCAGCAACAAAAAGCAATGGATACGGAACTTAAAAAAGAAGACGGAGAAATTACTGACCTAATGGAGTTCGTTCAATATGGTCTATACTTGGCTCTTTTTCAAGATAACATTGTAAAAGCCAAAAGTGACTTCTCTGACTTCCGTTCTAGCTTTGAGTTCGATACTGACGGTAAAGGGCTTAAAGAACTTGTCGAACTGTGGCAGAAAGAAATTTAATGAGCTGAAAGGACTGTAAATGATTTTAAAACATGCAATTAGATACTTAGAACTAACCGGTTCGGACTTTATTACAGATTTGAAAGACTTTGCAGACCTACAAAATTCTTTTGTCGCTGGATATATTCCTGATGACTTTACAGAGCAAATGGAGAGCTTTACAGACAAGTTATTGATACTTTGGGTAGATTGTAACGGAGGAACGCAAAACGCCTTAGACGACAAAACAGTGCTTCCTACGACTAACGAGTTAATTAACATCTTCTGTAAAACTGTTTTTATTAAAGAAAAAGAGGAAACGGAAGACGAAATGGTCTTCTTTTCTTCTAGTTCATTGATTAAGAAAAAGAAAGATACTGTAAAGGAAAATAAAACTTTGGAACTTTTGACTGTTTTAGGCAATAATGAAATTGATATAACACAGTTCATGGAAATGGAACTAGAACTTGTTTATAAAATAATTGAACTTATTGCAGAGAAGAAGAAAGAGGAAAAAGAAAAAGAGAAAAGGCGTAAAAGAAAGGGTATGTAATGGCAAGTAATGCAACATTTGAGGTCGAGATATACGGTAATACAACGAAATTCGAGAACTCACTTAAAGGCGTTAATACCGCAATGTCAGGGCTTAGAGGAGAAGCTAAAAACTTACGTGAAGCTCTAAAACTTGACCCAACAAATACCAGTAAAATGGCGCAATTGCAGAAGAATTTACAAACGCAGTTGGGCTTATCACGCGACAAAGCAACAAAATTAAAAGAAGAACTTTCTACGGTTGACAAAAGTTCACCAGCAGGTCAAAAGAAATGGTTACAACTTACTAGAGACTTAGGCACAGCAGAAACACAAGCTAACAGGCTAGAGAGCGAAATTAAGCAAGTCGAGGGCGCTATTAGTTCAGGTTCTTGGAACATTGACGCTAAAATGGATACTAAAGGCGTTAATAGCGGAATTGATGGCATGAAGTCACGCTTTAGTGGTCTTAGAGAAATTGCTATAGGCGCATTCAGGCAAATCGGTTCAAGTGCTGTCAGTGCTGTTAGTAATGGCTTGAAAGGCTGGGTATCTGACGCAATGGATACTCAAAAAGCCATGATTTCATTGCAAAATACAATGAAGTTCAAAGGCAGTGGGCAAGAGTTTGATTATGTAAGCAAATCTATGCAGAATCTTGCTAAAGATACAAATGCAAATACCGAAGATACTTTAAAACTTTCAACAACGTTCATTGGTTTAGGCGATACTGCTAAATCAGCAGTTGGTAAAACGGAAGCATTAGTAAAAGCTAACCAAGCATTTGGTGGTACTGGCGAACAATTAAAAGGTGTAGTTCAAGCTTACGGTCAAATGTCGGCAGCTGGTAAAGTTACGGCTGAAAATATTGGACAATTAACCGATAATAACACAGCTCTTGGTTCTTCTTTAAAAGACACTATTATGAAAATGAACCCCTCACTACAGCAATATGGTTCTTTTAATGAAGCTGTTTCAAAAGGCGCTGTTTCGATGGGTATGCTCGACAAGGCTATGGAAAAAATGGCTAACGGTTCGGGCGGTGGAGTCAAAACTATTGGGGACGCGTGGGACAGCTTCAACGAAACAATGTCAATTGCTTTAGTGCCTACTTTGAATGCTTTAACACCTATCATTAGTAGCCTAATAGACCAGATGTCTGACTGGGGCGAAAGTGCTGGTAAAGCTGTAACAAATGTAGTTAAGTATTTACAAGACTTGTTTCAAAAACTTCAAGAAAATGGAGCCACTTTAGCATTTTTAGAGGCTTGGGATAACATAAAAAGCGCATTTGGTTCCATAGTTTCTATTATAGGGAACGTCATAAATTCACTTCTTGGAATAAATACAGAAACAACAAAAAACGCAACAAGCATAGATAACGTAGCAAAGAGCATAGCTGTATTTGCTGGTAAACTGTCAGAAATAACGAAAAAAATAGCTGATTTTTTGAAAAAAATTAATGAAAGTAAAACTGCCATGTCAGTCTTAAAGGGAACTTTAGTAGTTCTTGCTAGTGCATTTGCAGCTTTCAAGGTATCTAAAGGTATATTAGGAGTAGTAGATGCTTTTGTAACTATTGGAAAAGTTGCAAAATGGGCTATGGTTCCAGTAAAAGCCTTGTTTGGTTTAATTATTGCTAATCCGTTTGTTGCTATAACCGTGGCAATTGCAGCAGTCGTCGCTAGCTTGGTATACTTCTTCACTCAAACCAAAACAGGTAAAAAGATATGGGCTGACTTTGTAGACTTCTTAAAGAGTGCATGGGACGGAATAGTTTCATTCTTTAGCGGTATTGGTCAATGGTTTGCCGATATATGGAACGGAGTAGTTGATGGAGCTAAAGGCATTTGGCAGGGCTTAGTTGATTGGTTCAGCGGAATTGCACAAGGCATTAAGGACGCATGGAATGGAGTTACAGAGTTTTTCACAGGGCTATGGGACGGAATAGTGAATATCGTTAAAACTGCGTTTACAACTATTGCTTCTTTAGTAACAGGTGCTTATAACTGGTTTGTTACAACTTTTCAACCTTTAATTAGTTTTTATCAATCTATATTTGGGTTAGTTGGATCAGTAATTAATTTAGCTTTTAAACTTATATTGGCTATTATTCTTGGAGCTTATCAATTAGTTATCGGCACATGGCAAGGTATATCAGGTTTCTTTGGTGAAATATTTAACGCTGTGAAATCAGTAGTTTCAACAGTATTCAGCGCAATCGGAAGTTTTGCTTCTGGTGCTTGGGGAGTAGTTTCATCAATATGGAGTGCAGTTTCAGGCTTCTTTAGTGGCATATTCAATTCTGTTCGTAGTGTTGTTAGTGGAGTGTTCAGCGCTCTTGGTGGCTTTGCTTCTAGCGCTTGGTCAAAAATTTCAGGTGTATTTAACGGAGTAGGCAATTTCTTTAGTGGAGCTTTCAGCGGTGTTAAAAGTACAGTTAGTGGAGTGTTCAGCGCTTTTGGTGGGTTCGCTTCAAATGCTTACAAGGCAATAACAGGAGCATTTGATGGTATTGGGGACTTCTTTAGCAGGATATTTGGAGGAATCAAGAATACAATAGACAATGCTCTTGGTGGTGTAACAAGTGCGATTGACAATATCAAAGGTTCGATTGATTGGGTTTCAAAAAAAGTTGGCGGACTGTTCAAAGGTTCAATGGTAGTAGGCTTAACAGATGTTAATTTATCTTCTAGCGGTTACGGTCTAAGCACTAACAGCGTATCAAGCGACAATAGAACATATAACACATTCAACGTACAAGGCGGTGCTGGTCAAGATGTTTCTAACTTAGCACGAGCAATCAGACGAGAATTTGAACTAGGGAGGGCTTAATGGTAAGACAGTATAAAATACATACCAACTTAGACGGAACAGATGATAAAGTTTGGGACGTTACAAACGGAAAAGTTAGATTTTACCAGCCCTCTAATTTAGGCTTACAATCAACTAATAACATTTGGCAAAGTAACGGTATAGGAGTAATGGGAACACGCTCAATCACTCAACCTCAAATAGAGTTCAAATTAGAAACGTTTGGCGAAACTTTAGAAGAAAATTATCAATTACTGAAAGACTTCGTAAATGATATTCTTAACAAAAAGTTTGTTACACTTGAATACCAAACAGAGATTTTTCAGGTATATGCCGATTTATCTTTAGCAGAAGTCACTAAAACAGAGGGTTATGGCAAAAACGGAACTTTCAGCGAAAAGATAACATTTGATATAATCACAAAGTGGTACACTTACGAAAATTTAACTTTTGATATGATTGAAAATGGTAAAGTTATCGCTGGTAAATCTAAAATTTATGGTGGAACAGCACCAGGGAACTATAAATATGTCAAAGGAACTTCTTACACTTATTATGGAGAAACAAATATAGAACGTTTAAGTCGTTGGGATATAAAAGACGAAATATTTAGTTTTATGGGAATATTATATCCGAAACTACCTAAAACACCTACTGGAGTTGGGTTTTTAGATGATATTGGAAATGAATATACCGCAATTGTATTTAAGACGGAACAGGTACAGAATTATATTTTAATCAATACAGATGTAAATGATGAAATTTATCAAGGCTGGAACGGAACGACTTCATTAAATTTGTTCCCTGTAATGGACTTTGAACGATACAGAACACGTATAATCGAACATGGTCAAATGGAGTTAATCAACTTAAGTAAGGCAGAGTTTAAAATCAAGAGAAAGGCGGACTTCGTTTAATGTTAGAAGCTAATGTTTATGATAATTTTAACCCTAACTACTACAATATATCTGATTTTATTCTTCCTAATGGTAAAAAAGACAAAAGAGGTCTTCCGATACCTAAATCAAGATGTCAAGTTATTAACTACGAACTGTGGGAAACAGGTTATCTTTACACTTCATCAGCTACTTTGACCGTTTCGGTAGAAGTTGGCGATATTGTTCAAATTCTTTTTCCTGAAGTTGTTCCAATTGAGGAAACTCTAGGTAAAAAAAGAAACTTAAATTTAGATATGGTTTATCTTGTAACAAGTGTAGATGAAGGCAACAAAGCTACATTAAAAAACTATTTTTGGGCAATGATTGAAAGTCTTGATGTTCCGAATGCAATAACTAAAACGACAAACTCCGCTATCATTGACTATCTAATTGACCCTAATAAGAATAATTTAATGAGTTATGGCTACTTTTTCAATTCAAGTATTTTCGCTGGAAAGGCTACAATTAACCGTAAAGCGGAAACTTCATCAGCTCATGACGTAGCAAAAAGGATATTTTCCAAGGTTCAATTTCAACCAACTACAACCATTCAACATGCTTCATCTGAAACAGACCCTAGAAACTTGTTATTCATTAACTTCGCTTCTAGGAGTTGGAATAGACGTAGAATCACGACAAGGGTAGACATTAAGCAAAGTGTGGCAGTAGAAACCGAAACAATAGTAGAGCGTTCAGCTTATAATTTCGCTGTTGTATTCGTTAAAAATTCAAATGCAGACGACTATACAGAACCACCTAAAATGTATACAGCAAAAAATAATGGGGATATCATTGATTATAGCACTTATCACGGAGACGGAACAGATTTGCCAGAAGTGAGGACAGCTAAAACATTATTTTATGATAGAGATGACCATGGAAGCCCTCCTGATATGTCTACCATTAAGGCTGAAATTTCACCCTCTACAATCGTCACAAGATTAATTTTTAACCAAAACGAACTATTACCTCTGTATGTTAATGACTTGGTTGATGTTTGGTACGAAGGAAAACTATATTCGGGTTATATAGCAGACAGGGTTAAAACAGAGTTCAGCGATAGACTTATTTTTGTAGAAAGTGGAGACAAACCGAATGTTGTATGAGTATGTTGCTACTTATGGTGACAAATATAGAATAGATAGCTTTAAAGGGCATAGAGAGCTTCGTAAAGACCACTTAGAACTATTGCAAGGTAAAGTATACTATAACGGCAAAAACACGCTTAGAATCGAAACAACGCTCTTGTACGAAGTCGGTCAATTTGTATCAATTGGTGGTTATCCTTATGGCGGTAGAAAATTTAGATTATTAGAGCTATCAATTACTGATAACCCAGTTTTAGATAAAGCGAAAATAATTTCAAGAAAGGTTAAAAATGACAATTAAAAACTTTACATTTTTCAGTCCAAATGGTACAGAATTTCCAGTAGGTTCAGACAATGACGGAAAATTATACATGATGTTGACTGGAATGGACTATGGAACAATTAGACGAAAAGACTGGTCAAGTCCATTAAATACAGCCCTTAACGTGCAATATACTAATACTTCAATTATTGCAGGCGGGAGGTATTTTGAACTATTGAATGAAACTGTTGCCTTAAAAGGTAATGCAGTCAATTATATCCATGCAAACATTGACTTAACACAAACAGCAAACCCTGTAAGTTTATCAGCAGAAACATCAAATAATAGTAACCGTGTTGATATAAACAACGGTTCTGGCGTTTTGAAAGTTTGTTTTGATATTGTTACGACTTCAGGAACTGGTGTAACAAGCACTCAACCGACTGTTCAGACTAGTATTTTAGATAGTATTTCTGCAAATGATATATCAGTTACAGGTTCAATCAATGTTCCGGTTCAAACGTTGACAGTTGAAGCTGGAAATGGTTTGCAATTACAACTTACTAAAAAGAATAATGATTTAGTAATTGTTAGGTTCTTTGGTAGTGTAGCAAATATAAAAACTGGCTGGAATATGTCTGGAACGTGGGTGGATAGACCTTTTCGTCCGGCTACTGTTCAAAGTCTTGTTGGCCATTTTGCTGGAAGAGATACTTCTTTCCATATTGACATAAACCCAGACGGCAGTATTACTTGGTGGGGTGAAAATATTGATTCTAACGCTCGTACACCACGTGGTAACGGAAGTTACTTTATTAAATAACAAAATAGAAAGCAAAACAAAATGGTAACTAGAATGATTTTAATAACTATCTTAATTTTAGCGATTCTTTTCGCTACATGGGTAAAAGATAGAGAAGCAATGAACCCACCTTTCAAACGTAGACTTGTGATTGACTTAACGGTTATTTTCGCCCTGTGGGTTTTGTATGCAGTATTTTACTTCACTCAAACTCCCTCAACTTCTGATATTGCTAAAACTGTGATTAATGTAGCTTTGTTATACTTTGTAGGACAGTTTATTTATTTAATCGCAAAAATTAGTCCTATGTTTGACGGTTTAGTTAAACTTATTAAAAAGAATGGTGTAAATATTCCTGAAGCGGAAGAAGAACAAACGGAGGATAAAAAAGAATGAATATAACTAATGCTGGTGTACGTGGGCATAATCCTACTGGGGTTGTAATTCACAATGACGCTGGTTCAAACGGTGCTAACACTAGCTTTTACAATAACTGGTTGCCCGCTCATGATCCAACAAATGGCTTTGCTCACGTTTATATCGCTTCTGACGGAAGATTGCAGGCTTCTGACTTCTCTAATATGGCATGGCATTGTGCTAACTCATACGGTAATGCAAATTATGCCAGTTGGGAAGTATGCCAATCAGAGGGCGATTTGAATCAGTTCTTGAGAAATGAACAAGCGGTACTAGATGATGTAGCTAAGTACATGAAACAATGGGGGCTAACTCCTAATCGTGATACTGTGAAGCTACATCAGGAGTTGTCATCTACTTCATGCCCTAGACGTTCAGTAGAAGCTCATGGTGGCACGGTAGAGAGTTGTCGCTCATACTTTATCACAGAACTAAACAAGCGCCTTACAGGGCAAAACAATACACAAACAAATACAGAATTAGAGGACGACGATTTAATGAAATTTACATATACAAACGGAGACAAAACAACTTACTACTTCAATGGCGAAAAAGTTATCGCTCTATCACACCCAGACCAGTTGGCAATTGTTCGCAAGACTTATAAAGAAACAACTGGCAAAGATCTTAAAAACTTCGATTGGAAAGGTTCGCCTATTGATATTCGTTTCATGCAAGCTAACGGAATTGACAAACCAATCATTGCTAAAAAATAATATAAAAAAAGACAGCTTTATAGCTGTTTTTCTTTTGTAATTGAAGATATGGTTCAGTTGCTCACCTGATTAATTGCTTCAATAATATTATTGCCAGCATTTATTAGAATTTCATCACTTACAGTTACATTCTTTCTTGAAAATAGTTCGTTCTCAATCTTCATAAAGTGCATTGCTTTAGCTAAAAATTGAGCAGATGATTCATAATATAATGTTTCTAGCTCATCATCTGAAAGCTGTGTTAAATCATCATTAGCAAAAGTTGTGAGTTTTCGCTTGATTTCTTTGCCATTGTCATCTTCCTCTACGTAGTAACGTTTCATCTATTCCTCGCCCTCATCTTCATCTAAGTTAAGTTTTTCTATTTCCTGATAACTTGAGTAGTCATGTATAGTTTCTTGACATATTGTGCAAACTGCGCTTAAACCGCCACAACAACAATCTAATGTTATCCAATTATGTTTACATTTCAACTATTCGTTCCTTTAATTTCAAATTTTTCAATAATATACCGTTTAGAACCAAGCTCAAAGCTGACTAGATGATTATTGAAGTTGTCATGTTTGTTCAGGTCATTAGCAATTTTTATAGCTGTTGATCGTGGATATTTTGAATTATTAATCTGACTTGTGTATTCGTGTAATATCATCTCATTGCCTCCCTTTGCATTTTGCGCTTCAAACGTTGCTTATATAGATATTCTTTACTTGGCTTTAAACTAGCCAATATCTCATCTAGTAAGTCAAACGCTTCTCCGCTATCTCCTACGCTATTAATTTTTTTAAGTGTAAGCTCGTGCATTTCATCATCATTGAAAAACATAGTAAGATAAGGGAATGCTACGGTATGCGGTAAACTCAAGCGTGATTTAGTTGTATGTAACTTAGGCCATGTACCTGTCTCATCTTTAATTTTTAACTCAAGTTGGTTCATTCCGATACATTGCTCTTTTAGTACGCTAGTGATTCTTTCATATAATTCTTTGTTTGTCATTATGCTATAACCTCAATTATTTCTGTATGCTTTTTAACTTCATGTCTTTGTTCTTCTGGAAGTAATTCATTCCATTTTAAAGCCTCTTTTTTGTCATAAAACTTACGTGATTTAATTTCTTTTTCCAATATCCAAGATACTGTGTAGTATGTGAATTCATCTTTCATTATCCAATTACTCCTGTCTTTATGTTTAATCTTTGCTGACTTGATAAGTGATATAAATTGCACCACTTGCAGTAATAAGCTCTAACTGGTATCTTATCAGCTTTCTTTTTGTTATGCTGGGCATTCACTATTGAATATAAAGCGCCCATTTTTGTGTATTTGCGTTTCTTACACATAGTCTAACCACTCCTTAATCGTAAATAATTCAAAGCCATTTAGCTTACTTTGTTTTTTAATTTCCACTTGATTTCTATCTAGGTCTGTCAGCAGTTCAATTACAGGCATACCGTTGTCAAGCCACCTGATGACTGTATTAGCTTTAAGTCCGAAATACTTAGCACATTGAGCCTTACAACTAAAGTGTAGTTCTTTTTCCGTCGTAGGGTTATAAGCTACTACCTTTATAGCTTTTTGGGTTTCCACTGTTTAACCTCCTTTTCTATAAAACAATGATATCAAATTGCTTTACATTTGTCAAGAATTAACTTTCAATCTTTTAACCAAAAATCAGATCCGCTTCTTCTTGTAATACTTCTTCAGGAATTTCAGCACCACTTACATCATACTGAATACTTAATAAGTACATTGTCCATTTTCTTCTGAATGCTTTATCTTTCATTTGTTCCTCTGTGAAAGTTGTGTTGATTCCATATTCTTCTACGATTTGTTGTTTTCTAGTTGTTAATACTATCATTGTTTCGTTCTCCTTCATTTCTATAATACTATGATATCAAAAAAAGCCAATGCTGTCAAACATTAACTTTGTTTTTAATTATTTTATTCCTTCCCAGCGTTCAAAATCATCAGCTAGTTCTTGTATAAAGCCCATAATATCGTCAGTAGTGTACTCTGTAAGCTCATTCTCGTTACTTAAGTTAGCAAGTTCTTTGGCATAGTCTAAAGCCTTGTTACGGTCTTTGTCGTAGCTTTCACCCTCTTTCTTTCCAGCTCTTACTAGATACTTCAATACTTGCATTGTATACCAGCCCACAAGCTCTTCATAGTTAAATTTATGTTTCAAGTATTCGTTAAGTTCTACACCGTATTCGTTGGCATAGTGCTTATTTTCTTTTAAGTTCATTTAGATGTTACCTCCAATCCATGTAATAAGCAACGTTGCGATTATACCTATCCAAGTGATAGCGATAAGTGTAAAGCCGACACCTGCAACTATCATTAAAGTTTTTACTGTATCTTTCATTTTGTTCTCCTCTATTTATAATTACATTCTATCAAATTGCTTTTCCTTTGTCAAGAATTAACTGCTCTTAACCATAAATAACTTTTCATTTTTCGTTTTGTTATTTTGTCCACCTTGGAGAGTGCTACGTGCTTTATCAAAAGAATATACAGCTTCAAAGCGTTCGTCAGAAATTGAATAGCTAGAAACTATCACGATATTAGTTTTAGCCATTTCAAATGCCCAGTCGTAAAACTCTTGGCTATCGAATAAATTGATATAACTTTTTTGTGAAGTACCCTCATAAGGTGGATCAAGATATAATATAGCTCCAGAAACTTCACTAAAGTCTTGATAACTTTTATTCGTTGCTTTTATTTTATTTACTTTTTGAAGTCGTTTAAGCTGTCTAAGCCTTTCAAGTTGTTCAAGTTGTTGCTGCGTTTCTGGCTTAGTGTTAAACCAATTCCAGTCCAGTCCAGAAGTAACTTTCTTATATGTTTCTGTTTTTCTATAACCGCCAAAAACGTCATGATTCCCAATGATTTCTTTGGCTAGGTTATATTTCAAATCTGAAATTACTTTAGAATATAAATAACTCTTCTTATCATTTCCAAAAGAGTTTACTAGCAACTTCAAAAAGTCATCCGTTGTCTTATTTTCTTTCGCCTTAATCTCGAAGAACTCCGTACGTGAAATAATTAGCGTTTTAATCCACTCACGGTCTTGTGATATAACTCGTTCAAATGCGTTGGTTATATCCTTGTCTAAGTCATTATAATGGACTTCTAAACCATTTAAAATACATTCGGCTGTAATTGCTCCGCCACCTCCGAAGATGTCGTATATCGGCTTGTCTGTGCCGAAGTTTTGTTTGATGATTTCAATAATCTTCTTGCTTATTTTTTTCTTGCTTCCTTGATATGGTAGTCCGATTGGTTTACCTTTTCTAATTTTCTTCTCGTCTAACTTAAGCATTAAAATTCCTTGTCTTTCTAGTTTGATATAATTTATTCCATTTTTCTATAAGTTCCAGCAACTTAGGTTCATCATATTCAGTAAATAGTTCAATCTGCGATGTAAACCAGCAGTGCAAACAACGATCGCAACTATAACAGATATTCGTGTATCCTCTACATTCTTTGCAAACTCCTAAACCGTCACTCGTTGGAATATCGAAGCAATGGCAATATCTTTTATCATTTAAGTATTTACTCATCTATTTTCTTCCTTTCGTTCTAATCAGGTCAACTAATGCAAAAAAAGCATATAGTCCAATTCCGACTAATGCTATTATAATAATTTTACCAACTATTGATTCTATGTTCATTCGTATCTGTCCTCTGTAAGTCTATCCATGTTACCACCGGCGATCAGTCTATCAATTTCACATTGATTAGTCCAAAATTCTAAGTGTCCTAGTTCAAAATCTGCATTAACTGAGATAAAACCATTTTCTAAAGTTTCCATTGAGTTGATTTTAATTAATTTGTTTTCCATTGTTGTTTCTCTCTTTCTTAACTTTATATATTTATTATAAACTATTTTCTTTTAATTGTCAAGCAATAAGTGCTATAAACTACTAATAAAATAATTGTTATTATGAATAGCGGCGGAATGAATACAGTTATCGCAAACCAAACAATAGAAACTAAAGTATAGATCATGATTTTAAGTATTAGTTTACCTGTTTTAGTTTCTTGAAAGGTTATATCTTCTGGATTACCGTAAAATACTTTGTCTTCATTTGCTTCGTACTGGTTTCTACAATAATCACATTTTCCATCAGTGAAACTTGAAGCCCCACAGGTTACGCATTGTTTTAATTCCATTAGACGATACCACCATAGTACAAGTTAGGGTATTTGGCAATCATTTTATTATTTATGAAATCAAAGTTTTCTTTCCAAAAGTCAGGTTTCAACCCATATAAGCCAGTTATGTACTTAGTTGCATGGTCAAAATCTCCATTAATTTTATAAATTGTTTCAATTTTTTCAAGTGCTTTTTCTTTTGTCATTGTTATTTCCTCTTTCCTTAACTCGATGTACTAAGTATATCAAAAAAACTCTAAGCCGTCAAGCCTAAAGTCTTTTTCAATTTTAATCTTTTACCGTAAAATATTTTTCGCAATCAAAGCATTCAAATGATACATAATCATTATTATAATCGCGTGCAATCACATTTTTGCTATTACAATGAATGCACTCTATAATATTATCCATTTAAGCCTCTTTCAATTTATTTTTGAACCAAATAATTCGTTCTTTGAACCAAGCGTCAACTCCTTCAGGACGTAGCCATTTACCTTGCTTCACACCGTTTTTTTCCATGAACTCAATCACTTTAGTTGGAGTTTCTAGGTCGTCCCACATAGTATATTGTTTTGCTGAATTGAATTTACTAAACATTTCAAGTGTTTCGATGTAGCTATCTTTCAGAAGTTCCGTGTCAAGCAATTTTTGGGCTTTCTCAGCACGTTTAGCAAGTCGTTCGTTAGCTTGTTCCAGTTGCTCCTTTTGTCGCTGTAAGCTCAAGTTATGATTGATATAAGCAATTTGCTGTGCATGTCGTCCAAGTTTACCTTGAGTGTTAAGCTCAATCAGTTTAGCCATTCCCTCGCCAAGAATTTCATCAGGAACAAAGTTATACTTGTATTTCTTATTTGTGTTTCGTACGTAGTTGTCAAGCGTTTGTTTAATTTTAAGTTTTTTGTGTAATTCTCGTAGTGTTGTCAATTTAATACTCCTTCATATATTTTACCAAACTTCAAAGCGTTAATTTTAACTAGCTGTTTCAAGTCTGATATAAATTGCTGTTCTTCGTCAAAGTCAAATGGCATTGTCACGTTTTCCTTGATCCAAGTGAAAGCTCCGTCAAAGTCTTGTCTTAGTAAGCTCATCTTATCCACGATGTCGATAATTTGCTCTTTTTCTTCTGCTGTGTACATGTAACCAACTTTCCACTAGAAAGGTAAATTTTCCGCAGTAACTTCAAACGGTTCAGAACCACCAAATAAGTCTTGCTTAGCTTGTGCTTGCTTGCTATTATCATCATGGATAAATACTTTTTCAACTGTGGGAAAAACAAAGTTATAATTTACATATTCGCCTGATTCCTTAGCTTGTACACGACCGCTGACTGTTACGGTGTCCCCTAATTGAATGAAGTCAGGTAAGAAAGCTGAACCGTATGCAACTTTTACATTCGAACCTTTTTCTTTTTCAAACAATGGAACAGAAATAATTTTCTTGTCGCCTTTTGCTGTGTTTACTGTACGTGTATTTTTTTCGTTTGCTTGTGCTGTAACTGTGATAATTGCCATTTAATTATTCCCCTTTTTCTGCTTCTTGCTGTGCTAACCAAATCGTCATGATGTCGGTAATTTCTTTTTTAGTCTTATTTTTCAAGCTGTCAATATTTTGATATCCTAGCTGTTCAGCTCGTTTTATAAGTGGCTGGATCTCTCTAAGTCGTTGCTTTTCTGCTTCAAGTTCTTTCTGCTCTTCTGTCAAGTCGGGCAAATCTTCATTTGCGTAAATGTATAGCCCTAAACCATGACGAGCGATTGCCTTAACTAGTCCACGCTGAATGGCTTTATTTACGTCCATTGAAGTCAGTTTTTCAACTGGGATAGATTGGTTACGATAGTCCATAACAGGTAGATACTCAATGTGCTCTATGCCCTCAATAGTCATACCAACTTTAACCCATGCTGTGCGACCGTCCGTGTGATAGTTTAACCCGTGCTCATTTTCATAAACTTTACTATTAGCTTCAGGATATACTTTTTTAACTTCTGCCCAAGCAAACGCCCAACTCAAGTAATCAAGGTTGTTCTTTTTACTCTTTTTATCATTAACGTTGATGACGCTTAAGGTTTCAAATACGCTCATTTTTTCCTCCACTTAAATCCGCCAGAGCTTTTTCTTTTTTAAGTTCTTCAGTAACTTTTTCCACAACTTCCTCAAGCTGTTTTTCATCAAATTTAATATTAATTGTTGCCATTTTCTCCTCTTTCTATGATGAATACGTCGCCTTGTCTTGTAATTTCGATATTATATTTAAGCATAGGCAGGATCCAACCTTTACCCCAGTAGTCCCATAATTCGCTTATTAAGCCATATAAGCACTCGTTAGGCCCAGCCCTATACTTTGTTTCGTTCATCTCTTCAAGCTCTTTAGACAGCTTTCTGACGTTTCTAGCATAATGTTTACTAGCTTTTTCTTCTGCCTTTAAACTTCTGTAATTGCTTTTCATATATGAAATTCCTGATGTCTTCTTTTTGCTGTTTTTCCTCTTTATCAGACCATCCAACTTTTTGACCTTTTCGTTTGCCACTTTGATAAACTCGTCTATTATCTTCTGGAAAGCCATTTTTCTCGAAGTATATTCTAGCATATTCAAAGTAATTCAAGCTATTGATGTACTGTTGACTTCCCTTTTTGTGATAATTGAGAGTAATTGATCGTCTTTCAGCTAGTTCTTTAAAAGATGTTATCATACTTCAGCATAATAGAAGCCCAATCTCTTAAGAGCTACATATTCCTTGCTATCTTCTTTAACTTCAATAGCTTTTTCTTCATTGAGTGTCAATCGCACAAGCTCGCCAGCATAATATAATGGAACGTCGTTACTCCAATCAGAGTAGTTATAAAACTTAAATTTAGGCACAAAGACTTCATAACCATTAATAATGGCGTTTAACATTTTTTCTTTTTCATCAAGAGTAAACGGTGTTTCTTCACTAGTTCCGTAAAGTTTTCCATTGCCGTCTTTAAGATTAAATCTGAACCCCCAACGAGAAATATAATAAACAGCCTTGTTTCTATCTGTTCCAAAAGTTTCAATAAAATCAGCTTGTTTTTGCGTTAATTTAACTATCATTTGTTATTTCTCCTTTATTTCTATATATATAATTATATCAAAATTAATTATCGTTGTCAAGTATTAGATGATATTTTTTCGTTTATTTCTACTTTTAATTGCAATGCTTTAATCAATGCACGCTTAGAGTAATCATTTTCACAAGCTATATGTAATTTCTTTGACTGTCTGACTAGAAATTCAGCACGACCAAGCCATACTTTGAAGAGCTCGTCATTGTGCCATTCTGCTTTTACCATTTCATCTAATGCACGATATAACCAGCCATACACTTCAGCGTGTAAATTAATTGCCTTGCTTTCGTAATTAATCATTTTCTGTTACTTTTCCTTGTCCTTTAGCTAAGTCTAAGAAAGCCTGTGCCGATTCTTTCGTTGTTTCGATTGGAGTTTCCTGTTTGACTTCTTCAATTAGTTCGCTATCTGGTTCTTTTTTATCTTGTTCGATTGATGTAAAAGCCGAGCCAACATATCCCCAAAGAATTTCATTATTGAAAGCAAAGTTTCGAGCAAATACTTTCATAACAGAATAACCATTTTTAGTTTTGCTATTAATCTTTGGCGACATAGTAAAGGCTATCTCGTACCAAGAAGGAATTGTCGTAGCTCCCAATATATGGCTTGGAATGATACGAAAATCACGTTCTGTTAAAGACTGTTCGCCAGCTTGTTTTCTAGCATGTGCCACAATCATAAACGTTACATACTTGTCGTGCTTCATATCTAAAGTATTTCTAAGGTTTGTAATTCCTCTTAGGACTTCTGCCATTGGTTGATTTGCATTGATTATATCGTTATCATCTAACAAGTCTTTGAGAGGGTCTAATATAACAAGTCCAATGTCTTTTTCTAGTATGAAGTTATATAGCTCTCTAAGCCCTACATTGTGCTTTTTCCCTTGGCTATCATATTTCCACGTATCAAGTTTAAAAGCTCCACCGTGTAAGAAATATAAGTTATCAGGACTATCTCTTCTTGAACCTTTCAAGCGTTGATGTTCTGTCAGTCTGCTATTCTCGTTCTGAATAAATAACACGTTAGTTTTAGTTGTTTCTCTGCCAGCGAACGGCTCTCCTAGTGCCATTGCCTGCGCTAAATCTTGAGCTAGTGATGACTTCATACTCTTCTCACTACCTGTTATAAGACCAAGTGAACCTTTAGGCAATATATCTTGTACATTCCAAAGCAAACCGCCTGAAAAGTCTTCTGATTCTTTAAGTTCTTTAGCTGTGCTTACTTTATCAAATAGGCTAGTCATTAGTCACCTCCATTGGCTCTGATTCTACGCAGTAAACTTTGAATGGTTTTTCTTCTTTTGCTCCATCCCCGAAAAATAGCTCCCATTGATAATTTAATAAAACACAAGTCTTAATAGCTTCGTGTTTTTTTGTATAAAGAGATAATCGTTTTCCGCTATAATTTTTAGCCACCGCGTCTTTATTAGTTGTTAGTGCCACATAGTAAATTTTCATTTTTTTCTCCTTTAGTATATAATAACAAAAAAGACTTGAAAAGTCAAGACTTAAATGCAACCATTATTGTATCAGCAATCATATATAAACTTTCAAGAAAATCATAATCATTTTTTAATTTTTGCTTCCAATGTTGTATAAAACAATGTCTTTCATGCCAATCGTTTTTGAACTGAATACTTTTAGAATCATAATCTCTTTGAATAGCAGGTAAAACATGTTCTTTAAAACAATTTAGATTGCAATTATGCTCGCTATAAATTTCTTTTATTGATGAAAGTTTATTTTTGTTTTCGAGTTCTTCTAATTTTCGGTCTAATGATTGATTTTCGCTCATTAGTTCAATAACTTTTTCTTTTTTCACTTTATATAGAGCTTCATAAAAGTTTTTGTAAGACTCTTCTCTTAATGCTAGATCTTTCCAATAATCAACATCTCTCGTTAATTTTGCATATTCTTCATTACTAATAATTTTAGCCATTTGATTCTCCTTTGAACTAAGCTAAATCTTGTAAAACTTTATTTACAAAATATATTTGCCCTTTTCCTGTTACTTTAGAAGTCTTAGTCACGATTACTTTTCCACTATTATTAACATAAGTACTTTCGGTAAACTCTAAAATACCTAAGTTCATCGAACGTTGAGTCGGTGTGTTATAATCACTACCAATTTTTTTGACAAGATATCCATTATCTCTAAGCCAAGTAAATAGTCGTTTCTCTCCGATATCAACGCCATTTTGTTTGATGATTTTAGCTAAATCTCTAATGAGAATCGTGCTTTCGGAAGCTGAAACACTGTCAGCGAATAACGCTTTTGGTTTCATTTGGCTTTTTTCTAGTTCAAGTTGCTTAATCTGATTACCTGCTTGAAGTAGTAAATCAGCCAAACCGTTACCAGAAATAACATCTTGGGCTTTCTTGTCTGTCATGTATGCGCCGTGCTTGCGAATTGTTTTCAAAATTTCTTTTACTTTTTTCTTGAAAATTTTTGCTTGTGGCTTTTTAGATGACATAAGAACTTCGTAAAGTCCATCTTCGGTTAAAAACCACATATTACGATTTTGACCTGATGCAAGGATTGGTTGCATTAGCTTTTCATCATCATCAACCATTTTTAGCATTTCGGACGCTCTTGAGTGTTCGATGACTTCTGCAATATCTTTTGCGAGAAATAAGGGATTTTCTACTGTTCCGTAGACTTTGGCATTAAAGCCATCAATATTTTGTAATTCGTTCATTTTTTCTCCTTCTCTATAAAACTATGATATCAAATTATTTTACATTTGTCAAATATTAAATTATAATCCGTGCTACTTTTTTAGATAGCCCTTAGCCCTTATCGTGTCGTATAATCCCAGCAAGTTAAAAGAAAAGGCTACTTAATTTCAAAACTTT